TTAACAGGGCTTATATTCTGGTTTAGTAAACATCATTAATGGTAATTTCAGCGGACGAGTTTNACTCGTCAACCACGTCAGCAAACCAAACAAGAGGCTACCGAGCACACCAATGGCCGCCCATTGTGATGGTGAGACTTTATCGAGGAGATGAAGTAACCAGTATCCAGTTCCCCCTCCCGATGCGCCGTATGCAATACCCGTCGTGATTTTTTCCATTCGATACATGCTCTCACCTCGCTACGTTGCGGGTGTCCAGTTGAGGTAATAAAAAGGGCCGCGATAGCGACCCAAGCTTTTATTCCCCTGCCAGCTGCCTAACCTCACTTACCGTCTGGTTGAAACGTTCCTCTTCCAGTTCTACGCCGATAGCCTGGCGGCCCAGTTCAATGGCTGCTTTAACTGTTGATCCCGAGCCCATAAAGAAATCAGCGACCACATCGCCGGGCCTGCTGCTGGCGTTGATGATTTGCCGCAACATATCAGCGGGTTTTTCGCACGGGTGTTTGCCTGGATAGAACTGGACAGGTTTATGTGTCCAGACGTCTGTATAGGGCACGGTTACTGTCACAGAGAAATGCCGCCGAAGAGATTTGTACTCCTCCAGCAGATCAAGGTATTTCCGGTTCAACGAATGCCATGTGGCCACCAGCTGGTGATGCGGTGCTTCGAGTTCAGAGGCGCGGTGCTTCTCAATGGCGATCTGAGTGAACAATTCCTGCAGCTTTTCGTAATCCTGCTCGTTTGGTAGTTGCCACTGACTGGTACCGAACCAGTGAGACGCCATATTTTTCTTTCCGGTGGCGTCAGCTATCTGCCTGGACGAGACACCCAGTTCAGCTCTTGCATCTCGAAAGTAGGTGATTAACGGAGCCATGACGTGCTGTTTGACCTCGTTGCTTTTCTCAGCAAACCCGTCGCTTTTCGGCTTATATGGCCCCTGATAGTGCTCAGCGAAAAGGATGCGTTCCGTTGCGGGGAAGTAAGAGCGAAGACTTTCCTTGTTGCATCCCTTCCAAGGTCCCGCTGGTTTCGCCCAGATAATGTGGTTCATGACGTTGAAGCGTTCACGCATCATGATCTCAATATGGGATGCAAGTCGGTGGCCTGAAAACATATACAGGCTACCGGCAGGCTTCAGCACTCGCCAGAACTCGGCAAGACACATATCAAGCCAGCGAAGATAGTCGGCGTCACCGTTCCACTGATTATCCCAGCCGTTCGGCTTCACCTTAAAGTAAGGCGGATCCGTAACAATAAGGTCAATGGTGTTATCTGGGAGGGTTGCGAGGTAATGCAGGCAGTCAGCGTTGATAAGCTCAACACTGTTTATATTTACAGTATTTTTCATAGATCCGTAAGCGTAACTCTGATAGGCTCACAATGCTTTTGCGCTAAAGCAGTGGGCCTTGGTTAGCTTGTGACCTGAAAGCATGAGCTAATGGCTGGTTGGGTGCGACAACACCCACCAGCCGCCCATTTCACAGCAAGAACACCTCATGGTTGAGGAGTGTTTATTATTTCGTTAGTTTGGTCACTAACTTCCATTCTGAATCAATACAACTTACAGTTGCTTTAATTAGCTCCTTGATAACATCATCAGTATCGTAATATTCGACATTTCTTACCGACAACCCTATATCTTCAGTAATCTTATCGATAAGATTTCTCATTTTAGCAAACTGTGATTTCTCATCAATCATTAGCAATAAATGATAACGAGACAAGTCAAGGTCATACGCCACTTTATCAAGGCTCACCCTGCTTTCGTAATTCATATTAGACATCGATAGCTTACGCCCATAAATATCTGGCTTTAGCATTAATGACAATTTTTCCACATCAGCTAGAAAGGTAGACATTCTGGTTCTTAGTTCATTAGTGAATGTTTGCTTATCGATTATCATCTGCTGTTGCAGCATTTGTTTTCTGTTAGCTTTAATAGCATACCAAGCTACGAAAGCAGATAAACAACCGGCAACCAAAGTTCCAGTAGCAGTAGCTAATGCCCCAATATAATCTGGCGATGTTTCGACAAAAATATGAGGAATTTTTTTAATAATTAAATTAGAAGACTCCAGTAAATCACTGTGCATGAATTTAAATGGTATACCTTGCCACATATAGCCCCCTTTTTTTGACGGACTATCATAACAAAAACCCGCCACACAGCGGGTCATTATAACTTTGGCAACGTATCAAATTAGAATCAAATATCGCTCATTTTGTTGCATTTTGCAAGCCTAATTGATGGAGTTAGTGAAAGTTACCTCACATTTCCGCCACTTTCAGCTCTTGGTACTCTTCGTACCGTGTTAAAATTTCGCTTAGTGCCTGACTGTCCATTTCAGCAAACGACGCTTTGAAAGCCGCCCAGTGGCCTGAATACACTCTGAGCCAGGTGGAACGCTCAACGCTGACCATGCGCGCCAGAGCTGCACCAGCATACTCCTGATAGGTATCGTTATTACGCGAGGCAGCAACTTCTTGCGCCGCCAGCCAGACAAGCCCTATCAGTTTTTTAGTGACACGGCCCTGTATTTTTTTGCCGCTGTGCTGACGCTGAAACTGTTCCCACACGTACTGGCACATTAACGTCTGGTACCGGAAGGTCAGGTCATACCCATAGCAGTACCGCACCCATGCCTGCAAATGCTCACCCAGACCATTTACCGACCGACGCCATGCTGAACAAGCGAACTCCGTATCCTTAATAGGCGGTAAAGGTCGACGACGGCTCCTTGTCTCAAGAACATATAGTGGAGTGGCCAGCGTTTTTATAACCTTTGACCCACAACCTTCCCCACCCTCCATGACGATTTCAGGATGGTGCCGGGGGTATTTGTTCTTATCTGCTGGTGGATGCTCACGAAACGCCTGCAGCTGTCCTTTTGTCGATCCTGATAAATCCGCCAGCGCGCGGCGCAGTTCAATCCGAGTAAATTCCAGTTCTTGTAAATTCATTATGCTCAGCGCTCCATACAATTACGCTTTTGTTATTACGCCGATCGCCAGCGCTCGATTCATAAACCGGAATAGCAGCTCCAGCTGGGTACCGTGTTTTTTCTCGAACGCTGCAACATCAGCATGTAATTTGTCGTGACACTCTCTGCACAGAGGGATCACGAACAAATCGTGCGCTTTAGTGGCGGTACCGCCCATGCCGCGACCAATGACATGGTGTGGATCATCCGCTGGCCGCCGGCAACCTTCACAGGGCTGGGTTTTAACCCACCGGGTATAGTCCTCATTCACCCACCGGCGGTGTTTTGGGCGCAACATGAATGATTCAGGAGATTCAGGATCCGCATGCAGAGCCAGAACCTTTGGCTGGTCATAGGCCACTTCCTGATTTGCTCCATGCTTTAATTTCGCAGCCGTGACCGCAGGGGTGACCTTCTTCTGCAAAATACTTTTTGCAGGGGGCATCGGCACAATGTCACTTTCTCGATATACGGATAAAAACGGCTCGTCCGGTAAGCGAAGCGCACGCAGGGCCATCCTTTCCGTGATTGCATCAGCAATGCCTGAATAAACGGCCCACCAGCACAATTCACCGAGGGATAATTCACGCTCGTTGTTATAGCCAAGCGATGACAGGATGGAACTGATCAGCCAGTTAATGAGATTACGCCGGGCCAGTTCTGCCAGCGCCGCGGTGGTTTGATCGCGCAGCTGGTTATCGCAATGCCAACAGAGCAACATTGATCCAGGGGGATGTCGCATCGTTACCAGCTCATGATGGTGATAATCAGTGTGCGGGTACTGGCATTCCTTCACGTTACGCTCTAACCAGGATTCCAACGCGTTCAAACCGCCTGCTGCACGGATAACTCTCTCGTCGGTGAAGAATCCCTCGAGGGATTCATCTTCTGCCAGCGGCTGCCTGGCATCAGGGACGAGCCCCGACGGAAGTCCAGCCATGCTTTTTGGCTGAGGCTCCACCAGCACACGCCCCTGTTGAAACAGAGACATCAGTTCGCTACCCGGCTTTAACACCACAATCCCCAGGCGCGGAACAGTCTCGGCTGTAAACAGTCCTCTCACGCGGCATGCCCCTTAGCGATGTGTGCCGTCCACAGGCCACCGATCCACTCGATGCCTTTGGGTGTAAAACGTGCCTGGCTAAAGGCGTAGTTAGTTTCGCTCGAAGTGCCAGTTTTAACTTCAAACCGCCCGGCGGCAATGTGCTGGTGCCGCGGTGTCAGCACTCCGCCGAGCCGGTACATAATGTCGCTCTCAATGAGGAACAAGCGGAAATCGTTCTCTTTGGCCTGCAACAGCTTTGCCACCTGGCGGAAAGACATTGAGCCATTAGCAGTACAATACCGATCGACAAACTCAACTTTCGGCGCGGCAGCGGCTAACTGCTGGGCCAGTTGTTCTTTCTGCTCGGCCAGATCCGCGGCGAGACGTAATGCCTCCGGCAATGTTTGCGGGACACTTACGGCCTGACTGTTCTCCAGCTCTTGCCAGCGATCGACAACAGCGGCGGTAAATTCTGGCGACAGCCTGGCGACGATCACCAGAGAATCACGTTTGTTGAACCAATACTCCTCGTAGGTTTGCCCGTTTTGCGGGTGTGTGTAGGGGGTGTGCGCCAACGGCGCGGTTAAAATACCAGCAGATGCAAGGCGCTCAGCTGAGCGCTTCACATCACCATGTTTACTCTGCACCAGCCTGGCAATTTCACGGCTGGACATTGTCACAACACCCTTTGCGGTTAACTGATTCATGCTTTTGCTCCATATCAGGCGGCTGCACCCGCCTTTTGATTTGCACATAATTCAGGAAGATTTGCCTTTACCAGCCCCACCAGAAAGTTATCAACGATAAATTCACGCATTTACGGTCCCCTGCATGCTGTTGAAGAGACCACCAGCGGTCGTGATAATTTCACTCGTCGGCATACGTTCGAGCCACAGCTGGTTGATATTGGCTTTCAGCTTGTTCTGTTGTGAAACAGGTAGAGCGTCAGCCCCTTCAATCTGGTTAAACACCAGCCCAACCTCAAGAGGCCAAACGCGCGATTCGTTTAACGCCTTGTCATTTGATTCCTGCGTCTCACGGACATGGGCGCGGATCCCCCGTATATTTGACCATTTGGCTTTATCCAGGCTTTCCATGGTCGCGATGAATTCACTGTGGTTAATGCCGTATTCTTTCGCAGACTCAACGGCAACCGTGCGTAACCGCTCTGACATGTCTTGTTTCACGTCATCGCTATCAAAGCGCAATGTTTCCAGCCATGCATTAACACCCACCAGGATGCTCTCGCTGATCAGCTTTTTCGCTCTGTCGATCGTCAGCGGTGAAACATTGGTAAATTCAGGGTTTTCCAAAGAGTCGGCAGCCCAGGTATGACCAAACTTTGACTCGCTGAAGGTGTACTCATCTTTCTCGCCGAACGCCGCGACAACACAGGCCCAAGCCTCAACACCACTGGTTTCCAGAATGGCTTTTTGGGTTAATGGCAGTTCTGCCTCTGATTTCTCCGGCACTACCTCAGCATCAAGCTCCGGAGCCGCATCAGTTTGCGTTCTTCCCACTGCAAACTGGGCCAGCAACATCGAAGCGCGGCCTTTGGCCTCCAGGTCGGTACGGTTGATGTAACTGAAACGCTCACCCCGCCATGTTTTGTCGAAGACCACGATAGCGCCAGCAAAAAATGCGCTGGTGGGCTGCTGCTTTTCGTCTTTCGGCACGAACCATGTAGGAAGATCGAAACCAATTCGGCCACGGATGAATGTGACGTGATCTGCCTCTTCCGGCCACCACGTTTCACTCGTCGCAGACTTAATGAGAAAAACGTACCGACCCCCCTTTTCTCGCATTGCCATAGCGTGGTTAATGATGTGGGTCATTCCGGTGACGGCCTGCTTGTCGTGGTACTGAGAGCGGCTGTAAGGCGGGTTGCCAAACCCGGCACCGCCGAGTTCTGCCAGACGCTCTGACCAATCCTGTGTCAGGGCATTATCTTCAGCCGTGTACCATGCTGGGCACTTCGCGTTGCTGTCGTCGGCAAAAAGGTCCAATACCAGAGGGCCGAACATCGCATTGATACCCCAGAACAACAGATCCGGAGTGCGCCATTGATCGCCGACCTCTTTCAACTCGTGGGTTGGTTTAGAGCGCAGTTGAGCCAGCGCGCGGCAATATTTGTTATCAGCATTCATGCTCATCATTTCGCTCCCCTGAAGCCAGCTGGAATGGCTTTATCTGGTCCACCAAATTTCATCGGATCATGCTTACGGATTGAGCCCCAGTACTGTCGTTCTGGACGTCCTGCTGCGTTCCACTTATTTGCGGATTGCAGGTAACCTGGGAATTTTGACGGCAGAAACAGCGTTGTTGGGCGCAGATATTCGGCCATTTTCAGATCCTCGCCCCACTTCTCGACGCTGTAATCCACCACCAACAGCAGCTCATCGGGCGTAAACCCGTCAGCCAGGCGAGCCCGGATGTTTTCCAAGGATGATTTGCAGACCTGATACCGTGACCCGGTGGTCTTGTTCAGATGTGATAAAACCTGCTTCGCCTGATCGGTGATAACCACCACAGGGTCGGGTTGCGCAGCAACCGGACAAGAATGTTTTTTATCTGATGGATCAGTAGTTGTATTTACTGACGGATCCCCCCCAGATTCTGACGGGTGAAAACCTCCTTTTTCATCGTTTTTTGATGCCTCAGATTTTGACGCGTCGGTTTTTGAGGCATCAGATTTTGATGCGTCAGAATCTGACAGGTGAGAAAAGGCAGCAGCCTGTAATTTCGCAACATTGAGCTGGTAAACGTTCGATGCATTGCGGTTGCCTTTACGGCGCTGCTGGCGGGTTAACCACCCGTCTTTTTCCAGTTGTGATATGGCTGTGCGAACCGTGCTCTCACCGGCACCAATCTGGCGCGCGATAGTAGCGATGGAAGGCCAGCTTACCCCCTCATCACTGCTGAAGTCTGCCAGACGCGCCATGATGGCAACGCTGGACAGCTTCATGCCAGAAGCGGCACAAGCGTCCCAAACGTAACCTGTTAATTTAGTGCTCATGGTCGTCCTTTAACTCGGTAAACTTGCGCTTGAATTGTTCGAGCGGGCTGAAACATTCGTGGTTGTAACCATCCCGCAGGTAGATAACTCGTTGAGTCTCAGGCTCCCACCTGATAACCCGAACGGGGATCCCTCTGTGGTCTTTGAACCTTCGGTTAACTTCGCGCATAAGCGTTTCGCCTTCCTGTAGTAAACCCCCACAATTGCGACCGCCCGACTGTGGTTACATGGCACCCAGCGGTTTGCTATTCTGCGTTCATACCGAAACAACGGAGCGCCCGGTACCGGGATCATCCTGAGTTGCGGCAAACGGTTAAAAGCCGTTAAACTGGTCATGCGGATTACTTCTCCATACAAGATTTGTCTGCCACGACGCCCGGAGCTGCACACTCGCGGGCGTCACTCTTTTCCGGCGCACAAAACACACGGAAAAGCAGCGTCAAATGTTCCTGCCACTTAGCCATCACCTGATAGCTGTTCTCTTCAATCTGGGCGCGTTCCTGAGCATCAATAACGCCGTCAGCGGTAGCTTTACGAACGTATTGCGAATGCTTGCCGATCCACTCCACGGACTCCATAAGACGCTGGTTGATGTCACCGTTCTCTATTTCTTCAACGTCAGCCAATGGCACGAAAACACCGTTCGAGTGACGTGCAATAGCGTTCGCTATGTGGTTTGAACCACCAGCACGTTGAAGCACCATTGCCCAACCGAGCGGGAAGATCTGATCGCCATCGGTACGCAGCCGGTTAAACAGCGCGTTCTCGGTCACACCCAACCACTCAGCTGCTTCGGAATACCCGCCAGGCAGTTCGGTTATCGTTTTTTTGATTGCGGCCACCAGCCAGGCTGGCTGCTTATCTACTTTCCATTCAGGTTCTATACCCACGGCTAGGTTCTCCCTTCTGTGGTTATTTCTGATCGTTAGGCGATGTATTCTTGCCATAACGTTCTGGGTTGAATTCCAGTTCACCAGCAGTTCGATACGCAGCTTCAGCAGCTCGTCCTTTTGGGATTAAGCGTCCGGGGCGATTACGCCACTGGTAAACGGCCTCACTGGTGATGCCAAAAAATTCGGCAACTTTCTCAGTGCTGCCGAAATGTTGTTCAATCTCGTCGGTTGTCATGAAGCCTCCTTAGCTAAGTTTGGTTAGATATTAATAACCAATCTAACTTTGGTCAATAAAAACTAAGATTACTTAGTCTTTTTTAAATTTGGTGCTTTCATGGAAACGGTTGGTCAGCGCATTAAAGCCCTACGCAGGGTTACAAAAACCTCTCAAAAAGAACTGGGTAAGTTCTGCGGGGTTAGTGACGTAGCGGTGGGTTATTGGGAAAAGGATGTGAATATCCCAAACGGAGAATCGCTGGTTAAGCTGGCTAAATTCTTCAATACATCAATAGATTACATTCTTTACGGCACTGAATTTGAAGGTACACTTATAACTAAAATGAGGCGTGTGCCCGTGATTTCCTGGGTTCAAGCTGGGCAGTTTACGGAATGTAAAGCCGCTGATTTATTCAGTGAGGTCGATAAATGGGTTGAAACATCACTCCGCACTGGGGATAGCTCGTTCGCTTTAGAGGTCAAAGGGGATTCAATGACCAACCCAAATGGCCTACCAACAATCCCTGAAGGGGCAACCGTTATTGTTGATCCAGATGCCGAACCCCTCCATGGCAAGATTGTTGTTGCGCGTATTGATGGCACAAACGAAGCGACTGTTAAAAAACTTGTCATTGATGGCCCACAAAAATTTTTAGTCCCACTAAATCCTCGCTACCCCAACATCCCGATCAATGGTAACTGCCTCATTATTGGCGTTGTTAAAGGCGTTCAGTACGAACTCTAATCCCTTCCCGTTTTTCCTCTAAGCATCAAGCTAAGTTTAGTTTGATGTTTTCGCTTGACCAATAAACTAAGTTAAGTTAGATTTTTTTCTGTCGACACCAAACCACCGCGCCTGATGTGGTTAAAAGCAGGCCAAAGCAATAAGACGTGATCCCTGCTCTGGCTGCTCACTTTCCCCTTGAGGGTGACAGCCAGCTTTTTAAGGGCACAACAGGCGAGAGCATTGCTGATTATCGGACTGCGTGAGACGCGACGTGGTAAAGCAGGTAAACAGTGCTCTCACCGTTGTGGTGTAGCTCAAATGGATAGAGCGCCCCCTGAAGGGGGAGTTGAGCGCTACCTAAGGATCATAACCCAAGGTATCTCATGCGGCCTGGCCAGACGTTATCCGGGTTCGAATCCCGGCACACAACACACAACGATGAGAGCATTGACGAGCAAGGCATAACGGCAGGTTCAATTCCTGCTACCTCCACCAGTTGGAGGTGATGGGCAGCCAAATGCTCCGTTCGATTCGGAGACCGGCAGTGTTCTCTTCGTTGTGGTAATGCGGCTCTGCGCACGTGACGAGGCCAACAAGTTTTTATTTCAACATTTGAAATGAATACGTTTCTTGAGGTGTAGCGTCGCCGGTTCTGGCCGGTCCGGCAGGTGGAGGCACCACCGCCACAACAAACTCATTGCTGTGTGTAGTCTTTGCCCATCACATCGGTGGGCACCTTTTTTACACAAGAGACAAGGGCATCACCGGGCGACGGGCTCATTCCCCAATCCACCCGGGCGCTATGGAAATGGACCTCCTACCCATAGCCAAAGCGCAGGTGCCCTTTTCTGTTGTGTATGGAGAAGTTCCACTGGCGGTGGCAGCCGCCTCACAGAGGGTTAAACCATGAGTAATGACCGCATGACCGTAGTGCCCGATTTCCTGGGCGAACTGGATGCCGGCGTGTTCATGAACAAGATCGCGGCAGCTTTAAACACTACCGCGCTTGGCGTTCTGAACAACGGTACCAAAGGCAAAGTAGTCCTCACCTTTGATATTGAGCGTATGGGTAACTCCGTCGAAGAGAAGCGCGTCAAGATCAAGCACAAGCTGAACTACGTTACCCCAACCCCGCGCGGTAAAGCCTCCGAAGAAGACACCACCGAAACACCAATGTGGGTTAACAAAGGCGGCAAGCTGACCATCCTGCAGGAAGATCAGGGGCAGCTGTTCGGGATCAACGGCGGCGTTGACGGAAAGCTTAAAGCGGCACAGTGATCCGCAGCAGACAAATCACTGACATCCCTTTGACCACATATTAAGGAAATTTTATGTCCCAGATTTTAGACGGCAATGCCCTGCAGCAGGTGAAAGACCTTGTTCTTTCCGGTTATCACCTTACTGCAGTTAAAGAAACAGCATGCCCTACTGCCCTGCTCCCTGATGGCGTAAACGTAGAGAGCCTTGAGCGTTTCGATCTGGAGCGTTTTCGTTTCCGCGGTGCCATGACCACAACAAGCATTCCTGACTTTGTGCGTTACGCAGCAGGCTACGCCAACGAAGCTGAACCAGCGCGATGCTTTATCGATGCTGACAACATGACCGCACGCTCCGTGTTCAATATCGGTACTCTGGCTAACCCTGGCCATGCTGATAACGTCGCATCTATCACCCTCAAAAAGACAGCGCCATTCCGAGCCCTACTTCAGGTAAATGGCGATCGACTGGGCCAGAAGGAAATTGCTGAATGGCTGGAGGACTGGGCCGACTTCCTGAGCGCATTTGATGCCGACGGGAATGTGTTGTCCATCGCGCAGGCAGCTGGTGCCGTTCGTCGCGTCAATATCAAACAAGTCTCGGAAGCATCTCATGAAGACGAAGATTTTGGCGGCAGAAAGTCCCTGATGCAGAGCGTTGAAGCCAGCAGTAAAGACGTGATGCCTGTCGCCTTCGAGTTCAAATGCGTGCCATATGAAGGCCTGGGCGAACGCCGCTTTAGCCTGCGTAACAGCCTGCTTAAAAGCGGTGAACCAGTGTTTGTACTCCGCATCGTTCAACTGGAAGCCCAGGAAGAAGCTATCGCCAACGAATTCCGTGACCTGCTGATCGAGAAGTTCACCGACAAGCCGGTTGAAACCTTTATCGGTAACTTTAAAGCGTAATTTCTCTGCATTAAATCCCCGGCGCCGCGGGGATTTATTGAAGCGTAATTCCCTTTTTTAATCGCCAATGGCGAGGGATTCGTACAACCCAAAACTGGCGCAGGTGCAGCTGCCAAATATGGAGAAGAAAATACGATGAGTTATATCCAGACACTTTCAGGTAAGAAATTCGATTACCTCAATTCAACTGCTGACGATGTGGAGATCGAGGATATCGCGACCGCGCTTTCCCACATCTGCCGCTTCACTGGTCATCTGCCGGAATTTTACAGCGTGGCCCAGCACTCTGTGCTGTGCAGCCAGCTCGTGCCGCCAGAGTTCGCCTTTGAAGCCCTGATGCATGACGCAGCAGAAGCATATTGCCAGGACATCCCTGCCCCCCTGAAAGCGTTGCTTCCAGATTACCGTCGCATTGAAGAGCAGGTAGAACAGCTGATCCGGGCCAAATTCAGCATCACCCCTGATATGTCAGCGGTAGTGAAATATGCCGATCTGGTGATGCTTGCCACTGAACGCCGCGATCTGGATATCGACGACGGCTCACTCTGGCCTTGCCTCGAAGGTATTCCGGCCAGCGACATTATCCAGATCGTTCCTCTTCGCCCAGGCCAGGCATATGGCTTGTTCATTAACCGTTTCAATGAGCTCACGGAATCACGCACATGCCTCGCATGAAGATAAAAGAACTGGTAGCCGCAGCCCATGCTGCGGCGGGGAAACTGCCACCAGCAGAAGCCTCTCTGATGCGTGAGGTAGCCACTCGCCTGGACGTTACATTTGCCGCCTTGACGGAATCGATGGACCAGCGAATGAGCCTTGACGCCGAAATCAACCATCTTCGTCAGGAGTCCGTCCAATGACCACTAACAAATACGCGACTCTGCGCGACACCATCGCCAGAGCTAAACGCAACGACTGCCAGAAGGTAGTGATGCGTGTGACGTTAGTTGAAGAACTCCTCCTTCGACTGTCAAACGCTGAGAAGCAGGTAGCTGCGCTGGCTGCGGAAGTTCAGGCGGTGCGATGGGCTGCCGGGCAGGTTTATTCAGCTGGGTATAATCATGGGCACCTTAATACTGCTGATGAACTCCCCTATGCATCTGATGAAGAACTTCTTCAGAGAGGAAATGAAGTCCTTATCGAGTTCACCGACCCAGACCATTCAGGCAATGTGACCGACGCTGTACTGGATGAAGTGCGTACCCACGCTATCAAATCTGCCCTCAACGATTGTTCGGAGTGCCTCGATAGGGACAGCATCATGGATTCGAACGGCATCAGTTATGAAGATGCAGCACTCCGTGAAGCGGGGGCTATGGCACTGCATGATGCGTTACTACGCCAGGAGCGTGCCGTATGAGTTCAGACATCATCGATCAGGCAAACGAGCTGGTAGAGCATCGCCTGCAGCTGGCCATACAAAAACACCGTATTGATCAGAATGCAGTCTCTGCAGAGCACTGTTCTGAATGCGGAGAGGACATTCCTGAGGCGCGCCGGGTTGCAATGCCTGGCTGCAAAACGTGCGCCAGTTGCCAAGAAGTTTTAGAGCTCATGATAAAGCAGCGTAAGGGGTAATCGACAATGGCAATAAACCAGAAAATAAAAACCCATACCGGAACCATCATCACCAAAGATGGTGAGAAAACCGTGCAGTTGCGCGAGACTCCCACGACCTGGTGTGTTGGCCGAACTGAAACCTACCGGAAAGAAGATGGTCGCCGCAGCGGCGCACCGTTGACATCGCGCCGCCTGATTCTGAGCAGCATTAAGCCAATCGAAGACGGTGCATAATGACTTTCAAAAAATTGACGCAAGAATCGCAGAATTAGCAATGGAGAAAGCAGTTGAACGACTTAATGATTGACCTCGAATCAATGGGGAAAAAGCCAAACGCGCCGATCGTCTCAATTGGTGCTGTCTTTTTTAACCCTCAAACAGGTGAACTTGGCCAAGAATTCTATACGGCCGTCTCGCTTGAAAGCGCAATGGAGCAAGGCGCGGTACCGGATGGAGATACGATTCTTTGGTGGCTAAAACAAAGCCCTGAAGCGCGCTCAGCTATTTGCGTTGATGATGCGATGCCTATCACTGATGCACTGTCGGAACTTAGCCATTTCATTCACCGGCACGCAGATAACCCAAAATACATGAAGGTCTGGGGTAACGGTGCCACCTTTGACAATGTGATTCTGCGCGGAGCTTACGTACGCGCCGGACGCATTTGCCCGTGGGAATTTTGGAACGATCATGATGTTCGCACGATTGTTACCCTCGGTCGCAGTGTTGGTTTCGATACGAAGCGTGACATGCCTTTCATTGGCGATGTGCATAATGCCCTAGCTGATGCGCGCCACCAGGCAAAATATGTCTCAGCAATTTGGCAGAAAATTATCCCTGCCACCAGCACCAACGAGTAAACCACACAGCCCGGGTGCAGCCGGGCTTTATGGAGAAGGAAACCATGGCAAAGCTAATGAAAGCGAGTCAATGGGGACGCCGAGAGTTCACCGATGACTCTGTTCCTGATAACCGAACGATTAAACGTTGGGTCGAGAACGGTTTACTCATGGGGCGTATCGTAGACGGATCTGTTTTTGTCTGCGAAACCGAAAAATGGGGCGTCGACTCAATGGTTAGTCAAGCAGTTCGCCAGTTGATTAATGAGGGCTAACCATGGCGGCAAGGCCAAGAAAAAAAGAATACAGACACCTGCCCGATTATTTATTTTTTGATAAAGATCGCGGTGTTTATAAATTCACGCTTGTTACAGGAAAGAGGAAGAATATTGGTAAGGATCGAGCCATGGCTATAGCTATTGCCCGTGAGTATAACCTTAGAATGAGACCTGAACTTTCCCCATCCATTGATAACCTAATTAGAGAATCCGGCGGGGTTACTGGAGAAGCCAAACCTTTTGCAGATCATGTGGAACACATCATGGCTCGGGCTGTTGAAGACGAACGCCCTTCTCAGAGTACTTTAGATGATTGGAACAATGACGCACTACGCGTGAAAGAGTTTTTCGTTAATATACCTGCTTGCGATATCGATCTGGAGCACGTCAACGCCTACATCAACAAGTACCATGCCAGTTCGTCCGCGAACGTGCAAAATAGAAAAGTCAGCTTTCTCAAAAAGCTGTTTTCTTATGCAGTCGACGAATCCTTGATGCTCGATAACCCGGCAACTCGGAAGAAAATGCGCAGAACCGAAGAGAAGAAAAGACAACGACTCTCACTAGAGAATTTCATGGCTATACGTCGTGCTGCGGCGCCGTGGTTAAGAACTGCGATGGATTTGGCATTACAGACGACACATGCACGCCTGGAAGTTTCCAGGATTAGGTATTCAATACGTGAACCAAAGAATGGTGTTTGTGGTTGTGTGTGGCTTGAACAGCCAAAAGAAGGGATATATGGAACGCTCTACATCCATCGTCAAAAGGTACAAAAGAAGGAAGCATCGCATGTGGCGATCCCGATTGGGGATGAATTAAAACGCATAATTGATGAAAGTAGGGATAATGTAGCGAGTCCGTTTGTTGTCCACAGGATTCCGGATCGGCAGGTTAAACGAAGTAAAGAGGTTTCCCACCCTACTCAAGTTGCTCCTGACTATCTTAGTCGGTCGTTCTCGTCGTTACGCGATGAACTTGGGCTATGTGATCATCTTACGATGGACGAACGCCCTACATTTCACGAGATCAGAGCACTTGCAGCGCATTTGTTTAATAGCCAAGGAATCGATCCTCAAGGCAGAATGGCTCACAGTGATGCAAAATCAACAAAGATTTATACTCAGAACCACATTGATTGGATCGTCGTTCCGCATGGGGAAATTAAATATAATGCATAATGAAAGTGGCCTCATATGAGGCCATATTTTGAGGATTAGGATGCTTCAGACTTGGTCATATCAGCGCAACGCTGGATTAATTTCTCTGCTGTCTTAATCGCGGTGCTTGATTGGGTTGACGTAACAGTGTCGTTAAGTCTGTAGTCACAAACTATTCTCTGATCCTTAAGCGATTGAAGGGCATAACCCAAACCAATTAAATCTCTTTTATCAAAAGGTTCGTTGCCCTTCCAAGCATCGTTAACGAGATAGTCAATGAGGCCTTGGTGACTTTCTTTCGGACCCATGGTTAAACACGGAAGTACGTGGTGATAGGCACCATAATATGCACGAGCGACTGCGTTTCTGTAACCAATTTCGTCGTTACGTTTTTCACAATCTTTTGCGAAAGCGATAATGTCAGAACTATTAACTGGCACGCGCAGGTTCCTCCGAATGCCCTTCAAACCAGACGCTGAAAGGTTTTCCAATCAAACTTTCATTTTCTGCAAGAGAAAATGCAATATCCAGGTTCATATCAGAGAGAACATCAGAATCTTCAGTATTAACTGTCATGACATAGGATGACGTCCGCTCTTCAGGGACAGAGCAGAAAGACATAGCAACAGGACCGACCTTATGGTAAGTCATGATATCCACTATGCGATTCGCAATATCCTGGAGTTCTTCATCAGTAATTCCAGTTGTGCTTTTGAACGTCGTGGACTGGGCCAGTGCTGTGGCTGCGAGGTGCTTAACCATTTCAGCCTCCTTTTCATCTACCATACTTATCAACCTCTCAGCATAGTAGAGCGCTTTGTCTATACGCCCCAAGAACAAGTTGGCTTCCCATGCATGGGACAACATCGTAGGCGAGTTATAACGCTCAACCAATCGATTTACCGCTTGTTCAACCTCACGGAAGCTGCCGTAATCGTTAAGATAAACGACATAATTTTGAGCAATGAGTAGGTTGTTATGCTTCAATGCCTCTTCAAAGAATGCAACAGCCGTATCCTTACGCCCAAAAGCACCATTAGCCAACGCTTTGAGATAGTCCTCAGATGCACTGTCGCGCAACTTTTCTATATCTCTTAGATAACGATAGTATTGCATTTCGGATATCGTACCCCGAGCTGCAAGTATATCGATTAATTCGCTGCTGATTTCGTTCGCTTTGAGCGCCAATTGTGGCAT